GATATTTAAATAAAATATCTGTATTATTAATATAACAAAATGTCGCAAAGTCCAGTCAATCTTTACTATGATTTAGATATAGTCAATACACTCAATCCTGCTAATAGTATACAACAGGCACAAGGATTAAATAGACTTACATTTACAGAAGTAAGAAGTAGTCCTATTTTAATGAACCCAAGTGAATATTTTTTATCAATTGTTAGATTTTCGTTAGATACACCTAATAGTATGCCTTTGATATTACCACAAATTGATTTAAACCAATCTAATGATATTGAATTTCCAAATAGAACTGTTTACTATGTGACTTTATCATTTGACGATGGAACAAACCCAATTTTATATCAAAAGAAACAGGTAATATTTGTACCACAATCTACAGGTATAACTAGTAGGGCAATACCAATAGCACCTACATATCCATTAGATCTTGTTAAGGCAACAAGTCAATACTTCTGGTTATCATCTTTCCAATGGTTTATTAACATGATTAACCAAGCACTTAGTGATTGTTATGACGATTTATTTACTATTATTTCAGCAGGTGGTAGTCCTTATACAGTACCAGTGGATTTAACCGCAACTAGTAAACCATATATGGAATGGGATAATGAAAATAATAAGGCAACTTTAGTATTTCCTTATCTTACACCTTTCTCTTACGCTCAAGACCCTTTAGGGATCGGAAACGCTAAAGTATTACTTTATTTTAATAGTCCATTATTCACATTATTTAGCTCATTTGAAAATATATTTAATGGCTCATATTTAGATGTTAACCAAGTTGGTATTCAAGGTACTGAAGCAAATTATATTATTCAAAATTATGTTAAGTATGGAAACATAAATATAGTTGGTACTGCCCCAAATCAAACTACAGAAATGATACAACCGTATTGTACAGGAGCAATTATATGTCCAATTCAATCATTAATATTTAATACTTCTCTTATGCCTATTGTCCCACAATTAGTAGGAATACCAAGAATATTTAAAGATAATAACAGTTCTTCAGGTCAAAATGATAACATAAGTAATGAAATTACTGATTTAGTGGTTAATTTAAATAGAGGAGATGAGTATTTCCCAACAGTTTTGTATCTTCCAACTGCTGAATATAGATTAATTGATCTTCAAGGTAATGCCCCAATTTCAGGTATACAAATATCAGTTCAATGGAAAGATATATATGGAATATACCATGACTTCTTTTTAGCGAATTCATGTAATTGTAGTTTGAAAATATTATTTAGACGAAAAGATGCTGGGGTAAGTTAATAAGGTAATTATTATTAATTAAAAACATTAATTTATTTTAAAAATAATCTCTTAAAATAAATTTCTTAACTTATTATATAACAAAAAAATGTCTTCCAGCGATTTTGAAAAAGTATGTGTCCAAGACGATATTCTTAATACAACGGATAAAGTCCGCTATGCTGTTTTTAAAGGTGCTCAAAATATTACACCAAGTCAATATGAAGCTATTTCCAAGTCAAATTCCAGTGTTACTTGGAATATTCAGTTGCCTAGTGAGAGTACCGTATTCTCTCGTAGAATTATGATAGAGGTAACTATGAAATTAGTTATGACTGCTACATTTGCTGATACTGCTCCTGTTGGATCATATTTATTTAATTATGGTTATTCTTCTGCTTTGTCCCCTTTTCCATTTCAATCTTTATGTAATACTATTCAAGCAACTATTAATAATAACACCGTTAGTCAAAATATGAGAGATGTAATGTTTCAATTGCTACGCTTTAATGATCGTCGTGAATTAGCAAGATATAATAATGCTACTCCTACTATGTATGATAGTTATCTAAACTATAATGACGCTTTAGGAACTCTTAATAATCCTCTTGCTGGTTGGAACAATGTAGCAAATGATCAAGATTTTCAACCTCGTGGTACTTTTGAATTAAAATCAGTCACTGGTAATTCCCCTAAAACTGCTGACCCAAATCCTCAACAAAGAACTATTACTATTGAGTTTACAACTTTAGAACCGTTATTATTGTCCCCATTTATATGGTGTGATCCTAAATCTAATAACCAAGGTATGTACGGTGTACAAACTCTAAATTTCACAGCAAATTTGGGTTTACCTAATAAAGTATTACGAATTGCTAATCAAAACTTTGCTTTAGATGCTAATCAAAAACCTTTATGTACCGTTGCTTTAGCAGATGGGGCAGATGGTATTACTAATGCTAAACTTTTAATGGAATTTTACACTCGTCAACCTTCAGATCTTGTTTCAAGCAGAAATGTTGTCCCTTTTGCTGAATATCCACGCTATATTACTCCTTTAACAGTTAGTTCTTTTGACGCTGGTGTAGTTGCTGGTTTTCAAAACTTTCAAAGTATACAACTTAACTCAGTTCCTGATAAATTAATAATCTGTTGCCGAAAAGTGTTAGGTAATCAAAGTAATTTTGATTCTGATAGTTTCTTACCCATTAAAAAAATTAGCATTAATTTCAACAATAAAGCAGGTCTTTTATCAAGTGCTACGGATTGGGATTTGTGGCGTATGTCTGTTGAAAGTGGGTCAAATCAAACATTCCAAGAATTCAAAGGCTATGCTTCTGTTGGTACTAATGTTCCATCTGGTGCTAACTATTATAATAAAATTCCTTTATGTGGTTCAGTTCTTGCTCTTGAAATGGGTAGACATGTAGAATTAGACGATGTTTACGCTCCGGGGAGTATCGGTGCTTTTCAATTACAATTTCAAATTCAATTTGAAAATAATACTGGTGCTACAATTCTTCCAAATGCTTATGAAATGGTTTTGATTACTATGAATTCTGGTGTGTTTACTATTGAAAGAGGTACTTCTCAAACATACACTTCTATCTTATCCAGAGCAGATGTTCTATCCGTGTCTTCTCAACCTTCTCATTCAAAATCCGCTCTTGCTCGTCTTGTTGGTGGCTCTTGGGAAGATAGTTTTAAATCACTTTGTGCTTCTATTGCTCCTTGGGCAGGTCGTGCTGAAAAAGTCAAAGATGTTATAATGGGTGAAGGTACATCTGGTGGCGGTACATCTGGTGGCGGATATTCAGGCGGTAGATTGAAAAAACATTTAGCAATGTAAATAATCTATTAAAATTTAAATCCACACTTTATTTTCTGTAATTAATATATAATATGGAAAATAAAGTATGGGAATATAAATCAAATGAAAATGATAATTTAAGTAAATTAGTTGAAAAAGATAAATCAATTGTAATGACTAACCCTGAAATGGCGAAATATCTAATTAATTTAGTAAATAATCAAGACGGTGATATATGGTTAGATCCTTGTGCTGGTGATAAGGCATTTTATAATAATTTTCCATCTAATATTACAAGCAAATACTGTGAAATTAACGAAAATAAAGACTTTTTTGATTTTAATGAAGAAATTGATATAGTATTATCTAATCCTCCATTTGTACCTCGTAAATTGTTCTGGGATTTTATGGTTCATAGTATGAAACTTGCTCGTAAAAAAATATACTGGTTAATTAACATATCTTCTTTGAATGTTTTTACTCCAAAACGATTAAACGAAATGAAAGATAAAAATTGGTATATAAATAGTTTTCATATAGTAAGTGATAAGAGATGGTTTGGTAGATATTGTTTCGTAGAAATAGGTAAAGTAGATAATAATTTTTTTAAATGGGCAGATAAAGGATTTTAATACGCCGTGGGCGGAGTATCTAAGAGGTTTTAGGGTTTAAACGCACCGCATTCTTCGTTATAGATCTCGTAAGTCCCAATTAGGGTGTTAGAAATTGTCCCCATATACTGATTTAGAATACAACAAAACTTTTTCATAAAGTCAAAGCAATACTTTATGAAAAATTAAGGTAATTCCTTTTTAATAATATTTACTAAGTCCATATATTTAGTAACTCCTTTAAAAGATATTTTATTCATTTTTAGTATCTCTTTTAGGTCATCTATTTTGTAATAAGAATTAGTAACAACCCAATCTCTACCAT